TGACCATGTTAGAAGTCATATTAATCAAAACCTAGTAATTGAATCAAAAGATCTTTCTAACTATTTTACAATTATTTCTAAATATTTTTATAATTTAAAAACAGGAATGGTTTTAAATGATTTAGCAGTTCAATACAAATTACCTGTTAATAGAACTATAATTGAAAATACTTCTATAACATTTTGGTTAAATAATACAAGAACAAAAGAAACTAATGAACGAACTGTAATTATTGATGGTTATGATGATTTATCAAATAAAGGTTTAAAAATTTCTTTAGTATATTTACCGACTCCATATATTGAAGTTTTAATTAATGAAACTACTTATATGTTTGATAATATTCCAACATTAACAAATGGCGAATGGTTTGGCTTTGTATTAAATGTAATGAATGAATTTTCTCAAATAGATTTACATATTTGGAAAATAAATGATGTTGTTAAAAAATCTACAAAATTATCATTATCATATAATAAATTACTTAAATTAACACCTACAGAATTAAAACCAGATAACACAATGTGGGGATTAAGAGCAGGCACAATAAATTTAACAAATTTAAGAATATGGTCTGAAACAATTGAAGAAGAAAAACAACCTTTACTTTTAAATCAATATATTGTTAAAGATAATCAATATTGCTTATTGATAGATTCAATGATTCCTCCATTGAAATTATCGAAAGAATATGTACGATAAAAAATTAAAAAAGTTTTCAATTGTTAAAAAATGTTAACGGTTGAAAACTTTTTTCTATTTCTGAAACAGTTTTCTCTAGAAAGCATATAAAAAATATGATTATTTTGAGTAAGTCTAGTATATAATAGCTAGAATACATAAATTAACATAAAAATCTCACTTTTTTATAAGAATTTCTCTTCTTTTTTAAAGTTCTTTTGCTCAAGATGATATATAAATAAAAGTCATGACAAAAGGAACTCCCCTTGTACAACAATCTATAGATGAATTATTAGAATCAACTAGTCCAACTGAATCAAATAATCTTCCTGCATTCTCTAGCAGAACCAATCAAGCTGTTTCATATACAGAAATAAAAGATAAAGCATCAGATGTATCAAAACGTTTAATGAATTCTCTTTTAAAATTTTATTTATCAAATGATCTTATTGAGAATAATGACTATATTCGATTAAAAGCAAATATAGACATGATGACTCATGCAAATCTTAATAAGCAATTACAAATTTCTGAAAGAGCAATTGATACATTAATGAATGCGATAGACGAAGGTGAAGTAAGTCCTCGTATGTTTGAAGTTCTTGGTGGTATGCAAAAAACAATGTTAGATATAATGAAACATCAAACTCTTCATATGATGGCAACAGAAGAGTCTATGAAAAAATTAAAACGTGATGTTGATATTTATTCTGATAATAAATCTGAAGGATCTTCATCTAAAAAAATTGACGGTAATGTTACAAGAGGTACTCGTAATTTAATGATGGAAATCCAAGCAGAACTAAATGGTGAAAATTCAGATCTTGAAATAGATGAAGATTTTGAACAAAATATAAATGGTTAATAATGGCAAAGAATGAACAACAAGAAGATAATAGGTTAGTTTGGACAACTGAAAAAGTTAATCAAACAATAGAAGCAATTGAAAATGGATATAATATAACAGAACACCCATTTCACGAAGGAGATCAAAATTACAAAAAATCAAATATTTCATTTGAATATACAGATTTTGAAATGTCCGAAATTAAGAAATGTGCAAGAGATATTGTGTATTATGCTAATACATATTGTCAAGTTATGACCGATGAAGGTTATATGAAAATTAAGTTAAGACCATATCAAGAAACAATATTAAATAATTGTAAAGCATATAGACAAAATATTGTTTTAGCACCTCGCCAAGTTGGGAAGTGTCTAACATTTGATTCAACTGTATATATATTGGATAATGGGATTCATAAAAAAATTCTATTAGGAGAATTATATTATATATGTTTAAAAAATATTAGATCATTAACTATTATAGAAAATATAAAATTCTTCCTATGGAAATTTTACTCAAAACTATAGTAAAAACCAAGTAAATAAAAAGGATGAGATATATAAAATAAAAACATATGTTTATATCAAATAATACTATCCAATTTATAGAATCAAATTATTCTGAATTTCTTCATGATGATCAAAATTCAAATGAAGAATTGCCTAATATTTATGTAATTCATAAAAAACTTAACGAATTACCTATATTTTATTCAGGTTCATCTAAATCAGGTAGACGTTCATATATGGGGTCTTCAAAAAATTTAAAAAATGATATTTTAATACATGGTATTGATAACTTTGATAAACATATAATTTTTATTTTTAAATCATCTATATCATCTATTAAATTAAGAGAGATTGAATCGGTATTACAACAAATGGAAAATCATAGGAATTCACCTTATTGGTATAATTTAACTGATAGGACTGGTCCTGGTGTACCAAAAAATTTATATAAAGGAGATAATAGAACATTAAATATGTTAAATGCAGACTTAATACGATGTTCATATTCTGGAGATAATAGAACTCAATTTCAACAATTATCTGATATTAAACGTAAAACATGTAGTGGTGAAAATCGTTCAGATAAAATGAAAAATGCAGATATAATTAGATCATTATATTCAGCTGATAATAGAACGGAATCTCAACAATTATCAGATATTAAACGTAAATCATATTATGGAATTAATAGATTAGAGTCTCAAAAAACAGCAGATGAAATAAATAAATATTATAAAGGTGATAATAGAACATCTGCACAAAAAATACATGATGAGAAAATGTGTACATATAAAGGTGATAATAGAACACCTGCACAAAAAATACATGATGAGAAAATGTGTACATATAAAGGTGATAATAGATTAGAAACTCAGAAAATAGGAGATATTCAAAAATCAAAAAAACAAGGTGTGAAACTTAGTTTAATTAATGATAATGGTGATATATTATCATCACATAGTATGAGAGCCTTATGTAAAGAACATAAATTTAGTAGAACACAATTATTCCTACTTAAAAATAATAAAATAGATTCATATAAAGGATGGAAATTTATAAAATTATGATTAAAAAAATAATACTATATATTATACAAACAATTGAAAAATTTGAGTATAGAAAATTAAAACTTGATGAGACTGATTATAATAAAAAAATATTAAATACAATATATCCATCTAATCTTTTGATTTTATCAGATAGCGGATATGTTCCTATTACAGATTTGCATATAACACAACCATATACGATATGGCATATTCAAACATCAGGTAATAAAATATTAGATTGTGCAAATACTCATATTTTATTTGATGAAAATTTTAATGAAATTTTTGTTGATGAATTATCTATTGGTGATTCAATACAAACAATTAATGGAATTGAATTTATAACATCAATTAATAAGACAATGTCTAAGGTATCATTATTTGACTTAACAGTTAATCATCATGACCATAGATATTATTCAAATGGAATTCTTTCACATCAGACCATTACTTCAGGTGTATTCTTATCTTGGTTTTTATTATTTCACTTTGATAAGAATGTACTCTTAATGTCCAATAAAGGTGCAACAACTAAAGAAATTCTTGATAAAATTAAAATGATTTTTGAAGGTTTACCATTCTTTTTAAAACCAGGTGTTATTAAGAAAGATGTTATGACAATGTCATTTGATAATAGATGCAGAATCATTGGACAAAATACAACCAAAACTGGTGGTATTGGTTTTACTATTCACTTATTATACTTGGATGAGTTTGCACATATTCAAGAAAATATTAAACGACAATTTTATGGTAACGTATATCCTACATTATCATCTTCTAAAATTTCTCGTATAATTATAACATCAACACCAAATGGATATGAATTATTTCAAGAATTATATCAAGCTGCCGTTGATGGTTTAAATGCATATAATCCAACAAGAGTTGATTGGTGGGAAGTCCCGGGTAGAGATGAAGAATGGAAAGCAAAAGAAATTGCCAATTTAGGGTCTGAAGAAGAATTCAATAAACAATATGCATGTCAATTTTTAAGTGCATCTTCATTGCTTTTAAGTTCTAAAGATATTCTTAAACTTGATAAAAGTACAGAATCATTTGAGTTTAGAGATATTGAAGAATTAGAAGATATATCATTAGATTATTCATTCTTAAAATGGTCTCCTACATTTGATTTAACAGAAATAGAAAATGAGCATAATTTCTTTTTGTTTTCTATTGATATTGCGGAGGGTATGGGTAAAGATTATTCAATTATAAAT